CTGGCTCTCATTTGGATAACTCTGGTGTCTCTGATGCTGGCACCTTCGTCCTTTCTGAGACCTCTCTTGACATGCATTGCTGGGGCCAAAATCCCGTTGTCACCGCTAAGCTCCAACTTAACGGCCAAGACCGCTTCTCTGAGCGTGAAGGTTCTTACTTCTCTTGGGTCCAACCTTACCAAGCTCACACTCGCAACCCTGATGAGGGTATTAACGTGTATAGCTTTGCCCTCCGCCCTGAGGAACACCAACCCAGCGGCACATGCAACTTCTCACGCATTGACAATGCCACACTTCAATTGGTCTTGTCTAATGCCACTGTTGAGGGCACCAAGACTGCTAAGGTCCGTGTTTATGCTACCAACTACAATGTCCTCCGTATCATGTCGGGCATGGGCGGGTTAGCATATTCTAATTGAGCGGGTTGTTACCATTTATGGTCTCATATTTTTATATACAATTTAATAATTAAATCAATGATTTTTAATTACTAAAGCAAAAAACGATATAAAGACTCCACCCTAAAAAATGATTTTGTCATTGATTTAGATAATGTATGACAATGGCTAGGATTTAGTTCTAAACATAAGGCAAAAGAATTATTAAATAAAAATTTTTTCATTAATAAAGATTATAAAATTTTGCTATCCCAATTGGGTGAGCAAAAAAAGATTCTAGAGGAGGACACAATAAAGAAATTATAATGTTAAATATTAAAACATTTAAGTTGTTTTGTATTAAAATACCTACATTGATATGTGTAAAAGGAATAAGTATAATACATTTACAAATTATTTTTACCCCTTTTATCATTTCAATTACTCATTAATCATTAGAGAAAAACACCTTACTTTCTAATATAGGGTCATATACATAAAAACATTTAGGTATAACACGAATCCCATAATTGCCATTTATTATTTTTATATTTATTATTTTTAATGGTTCTGTTATATTATTTTTACATAATTCCTTTATTTCAGCATTAGGAACATATCCAATAATTTTATCATTATTCATGATAGAAATCGCAAACGGGTCATATTTATTATCTACTTCATGTTTCATAAATAATTCAGTATCATATGTTATATTACAACAATTTTCCTTATAAAAACTAATACCTGAAATTAAAAATGATTTTTCAGGAAAAATAATTTTATTACCATAATATTGTTGAGTGAAATGACCATAAATAGACATTTAATATATTATAAACAGTATATTAAATCTTTAAGTTAATCGGCGTTTAAATTGTTAAAGGTATAAATAACGTTTTGTATTAATAAAGATTATAAAAAATCGCTTCTCCAATCGGAGAAGCAAACCAACATTAAAGGAGGTCACAATAAAGAAATATTTATGTTAAATATTAAAACATTTAAGTTGTTTTGTATTAAAATACTTTCATTGTTATGTGTAAAGGAATAAGTATAATACAATTACAAATAATTTTATAAAAAAATGAAATAATTTAAAGCAAAATAAATAACTAATAAATACAACAATAGATATGACCCAGTCATCAAATATAACAATTTGCGTAAAATTAGCTTACACATGTATAACAAAATATTATTCAGTCACTCCTGACATGTATATTAAAAAATTTATAGAACTAATTAAAGATAAAGCACATATTTATTTTCAACTTGAAGAAGGTACCGAAGTTGAAATTGTTGAAGCAGGTCAATTCAATAATATTAATGGTCGCGATGCGGAACTAGCTCCCGCTGTTGAAATAAATCCTAATATTACTTTAAGAGAAAAATATGAACATATAAATTATAATGTTTCATTTTATATAAGGCCTGTTGTTCTACAAGAGAGAAATAGAGTTCTTTCATTGATTCACCCAGATGATTTAGAGGACGATAATGATGACAATGGTTATATTTCTCCGCCAACTATCACACCTAATATATTCTCATGTGGTTGCCTATAAATAAAAATATTTCTTCACATTAGTAAAATAACAAATAAATAATTTTTTATTTTACTTTTTGCGGTTTGCTATCATTTTTTTTTAATGTATCATATGTAATGTCATTTGGAAAATATACATATGGAAATCCCACTATATTTTATATGAATGATAACGCTAAATTAGTAGTAGGCAATTTTTGTTCAATAGCACAAAATGTAACTATATATTTAGGAGGTAATCATAGAAATGATTGGGTAACGACATATCCATTTGGTCATATTCATACAAATATATTTAATGGTTTTAATGGTGATGGACATCCAGGAACAAAAGGGGACGTAATTATAGGCAATGATGTATGGATTGGTTCAAACGCAACAATTATGTCAGGTGTTACTGTAGGCGATGGAGCGGTTATAGCAAACAATAGTCATGTTGTAAAAAATGTAGAACCGTATAGTTTAGTAGGTGGCAATCCAGCAAAGTTAATAAAATTCAGATTTACACCTGAACAAATAGAGAAACTATTACAAATTAAATGGTGGAATTGGGATGATGAAAAAATAAATACATATACACCACTATTATGTAATACAAGCATTGATGAGTTTATACAATCAGCATTAGAAATATAAAGTAAATTTTATATATTAATTTTCGTCACTATCTTCCTCTTCCTCTTCATTTCCTTCTTCATATTCATCATCACCATCCAAATCGTCATCTTCTATTTTAATATATTGATTATCTTGCCATACTACTTTACGTGTATTAAAGAGCACGTTCATATTTATTATTTCTGGTTTATCCGTTTCCGATGTAAATAATTTTAATATTTGAGCGTCATCTCTAAAACGCAATGTATATGTCTGTTGAATATTATTTCTACCAATTCGGCCCATTGCTTGGATAATTTTTTCTTGCGTTAAATCCAAATCTTTGCTCAAATAACCATGACAGAATTGATAATTCGTGCCATAAATATAGTCGCTAGTAGCAATAATCATATACAATTTCTGTTCATCCGCTAATTTTTTCATTATTTCTGTATATGTAATATTTTCATGATTAATAAACACTCCGATGCCCATCATAAGAAGAACCTTCCACGAACTTTCTACGCCCTTTAAGGCCATTATATCACCAACTGTATTGTCATCGATATGACTAGTAAATGCGGCTTTAGTATCTAACCCGTCAGCCCATTTATCGATATGCATTTTTTTATTTGGCACAAAAGTATCATTTAGTGTAGCCAATTTAATCATTGACCTGAGTGAATTTATTTCATTTGTAAGCTTTCCAATCTCACCTTTACTTTCCATTTCTTCTCCGCATTCTCTATTTAATTTTTTAGGGTCCTTTGATGATTTATTTCTTCCTTTAATGGACGAACCATTGTGAAATGCGGAAACAGTATTCTGAACAGCATTATCAGAACGCTCTTTTATAAATTCAATTTCAGTCTCAAGCAAATGAAGTTTTTCATTTATTACATTATTATAATCGATTTTTTTCGTAATTTCATCCATAACAATAGCTGGAATATTTGCTTGTTGGATACAAAACTTTGCGATTTTTTCAATATCGTTTGAAATAAATATAGTTGGTCCATCTGTCAAAGTATATGCGTCTTTTGTAGTTACATAAGCGCCCGAGGTTCCTGCTGGTGTCTGATTTATTTTAGATGAATCTACAATTTGTTCACTAGCTAATCTAGACAAAGGCGCACCAGATAAATGTTGTTGTCTTGAGATAGAAGGAGGTGGTGTAATGCCTGGGCCAATACTTCTAGATTTGGATATCTTATTTCCTTTATTATCAATTGTATCATTATTCACGATTCGTGGTTTTCTCGTTTGTATTAAATTTAGATAAATAGATGCCCACGATTCTTTCTTAATATTTTGTAAAAGTTTAATATAATAAATTTTTATATTTGTCATATTTACATCATTTAACGTTTCAAAATGTCTATTGACATTCATTTTTGAACTAGCAAAATTATTTTTATTCACAAATGTAATAAACTCAGTCACTTCTTTTAGGTCAAAGTATCTAAGCAAGGTTAAATAATTTTCGCAGTGTTTGGCTACCTTGACAGTTTCTTCGTAATTTTCATTAATATGATGCGGCAAAACCACATATCCATCTTTATTAATGATTGGAATTGATTTTTTACAATCATGGCTAACAATATTACAAATTTCAGCGGTAGGAAATTTCTCTAAGAAATTAGGAATTGTTTCTGTGAGCTCATTCAGTTTTGGCAATGTAGCCGAAGATAATACCACATTTGGTATCAAATTTTTTTTCCAATTTTGTCTAATGGTTATATGAAAATCATGTTGAGGGTAGTCAAGTGTAATAGTAGGTTCATCCCAATAAAATATTATATCCTCTGCTTTATTAAAAGCCAACATATAATACATTGCTGGCAAATATGATTTAATGTCGCAAATAATAATTTCTACATTATCTCCAACACTATTATCAACTTTTTTAATTCCGCCAGTGCGTTTATTTCTGGTAAATTCCTTGGCAGCAAAATAGTGTAATCGAATATCATCCGCACTAGAACAACCAAAAGCAAATGCGATTTTTTTATTTACTGAAATTGCTGCTCTTGCCAACGCTAATCCTACGTGTCTAGCAGCGCATACAAATATAATCTTTTTTTGTTCAGACAAAGCGACTGGTGTCATAGTTTTACCAGTTCCAGTAGGTGCCATATATAATATCAACTTAGGAGTAGACATTTTACATGCTGTAAAGATTTCTTTCTGATGCTCATAAAGAGACATGTCAGCATATTTCAACAATTTATCATTTTTCTCAATGAATTCCAACGCATTTTCTATAACAACTGATATATCTATACGTTCTTCAAATAAATGAAGAATTCGATTTGTTAATTCTATAACATGTCTATTTAATCTTGTTATATTATTTCTAATTAATTTATAGAGTGTATAATAGTGAAATGAGAATAATTTACTATTTGAATTTTCGCTTTTATAAGATACAATTTTTTCAATATATGTAAGTAATGTAAATTCATAAAGGTCATTCTTTTTAAGTGAATCATCTTCGAATCTTTCTAATCTAATTTTATCAGCAGAATTAATTTTTACATTGCTATCAATTTTCATCTTTTTATATTCCTTGTTGTATTTTTCAATTTCCTTCTCAATCTTATCAGCCCTTTCACGAATATATTTATTATATAAATAATCTTCCATTTTCTCACTGTATTCTATCTTTAGAAATGTAAAGATAGAATTATTATTATTAATTCTAATATTAACATCATGATAACCTTTCTTTATGAGATTTAATACGTCAATTTCAGCTTTTGAAACTGCTATCTCAATAGAGTTCCATTCAGAACGATTTAGCTTTCTTTGATTTAAATCCATTGTTGGTGTAAGTATTTGATATTATACTCATATCTTTAAGTTTATTTTTAAAATCAATTTTTTTTAAAATTGAAACAAAATAATATAAATAAATTAACAGTATAATATCAACAATCCATCATGTCATACATTTATACTGTTGTTTCCATTGAAGGTAATATTGGTTCTGGTAAATCAACGCTTTTGGAAAATTTAAGAGCAAAATATGAAAGCAATGAAAATGTAATATTTCTAAAAGAACCTGTAGATGAATGGGATAAGATTAAAGATGAAAATGGCGTGACCATGTTAGAAAAATTTTATGATGACCAATATAAGTACTCGTTTCCTTTTCAAATGATGGCATATATTTCTAGATTAAAATTAATGCGTGATACTTTAATGCAACACAAAAAAGAGCCTATTAATGAGGATAAACATATCATAATTATTACAGAACGAAGTTTATATACAGATAAAATGGTGTTTGCGAAAATGCTATATGATACAGGTAAAATGGAATATATTAATTACCAAGTTTATTTAACCTGGTTTGAAACATTTTCAGAAGAATTTCCTGTGAATAAAATTATTTATGTTAAAACAAATCCATCAAAATGCCATTCTAGGATTAT